ATAGAGGATTTGGTCCAGAATCACGGCTTTAACCGTAAACGAGCTAAAGAATCTGCTAGATTTTTTAGACCATACAATACACAAATTGCTGCTGATGTTATGTTTAACTGGCGTTCTTTTGCTCATTTTTTAAATTTAAGAAATAAACCAGACGCTCAAAAGGAAATAAGAGACATTGCGGCACAAATGCTACAATTAGTAAAAGAAACAAATAAGTTCCCATTAACAATACAGGCATTTGCGGTGTAAAATAGTATGTGCCTACAGAGCTTATCAGTCTATTTGGTGGAGCCGTAACAGGTTTTATATTCCGCATTATAGCAGCAAAGGCGGAAGAAAGCAGGGCTAGATTCGATAGAATGATGAAGGCTATAGACAAAAGAGATGAATCTTCCGATAAAGCTGCAAAAAGGGATGGGGATGTAGGCAAAGCTATCAGACAATTTATTGTTATTTCTGTAATCTTTTCAATTGTAGTTTCTCCATTTGTTATGGCTATTTTAGGCATTCCTACTTATCTTGAGGTGGACTATACAACGGGTAGTAGCTTTTTGGGCTTGATTGGTAATGAAACGGTTAATAAAGCCTTCGTTGAAATTTCTGGTAATTTAATTACATCAGAAATTAGAGAATGTTTGATTGCTGTTACTGGATTTTATTTTGGTTCTGCCGCCGCATCAAACAAGTCATAATAAGTCTTGACAAGAATCAGACATGTCCGTTTAATTGCGGACATGAAAGAAAAGCTGAATAGAAAAAAAGTCATAGATTCACTTGTCGAAATTCCAGCTAATGCTGATAAACGATTTTGGCAAAGAGAAATGGTCTTTCTAAAAAGATTAGAAAAGACTTACAGTATCGATTTTCTCGCGCAAATTCAACAAGAAAAGAAGGTTCCAACATTAGCTTTCTTCTTCGCGGATTGGAAGAAGAAGTTACTTGACGTAGACTACAAGGAGTATTACTATACTCGCCTTCACCAACAGGATCTTTCGTCGGAACAAAAGATCGGCAAAGACGCAGAAGTTAAAACTAAAAAAACACTTAAACAATTTTTATCATGAAAAAAGCAAAAGACCAAGAGGAAAAGCAGGATACAATATCCTCAAAGACTATTTTAAATTCGTTCTTAAAGAACAAGAAAGAAGATCATTATAATTTTGAAGACGCCGTATCGTATAAAGTCTCAACCGGATCTTTGAATTTTGATCTTCTCACTGGGGGTGGACTCAGACCCGGTGTTCATAGGTTTGTTGGCTTCACAGAAGGTGGAAAAACTTCAGCTGCTCTTGAAGTTATGAAAAACTTTCTTAGATCAGTTGATGGCGCAAAAGGCTTTTACATCAAGGCTGAAGGCAGACTTTCCGAAGAGATGATGAAGCGTTCTGGTGTGAAATTTGTATTTGATGCGGAACAATGGGAAGCTGGAACATGCTTTGTTTTTGAATGCAATATTTACGAGACAGTCGTTGACGCTATGCGCCAATTAGTAATGCACAATGAAGAAAAGAATAAATACATGTTTATTCTCGACTCCGTTGACGGTTTGATCACAAAAGGAGATCTAGAAAAGACTTTCGAAGAATCTAAAAAGGTAGCTGGAGGAGCAGTTCTTGCTTCTGATTTCATGAAGCGTATGTCAATCGCACTCCAAAAGCGTGGGCATATGGCTATTTTTATCTCGCAAGTTAGAAGTGATGTTAAGATTGATCCTTATAGTTCTGCTCCAATTCGTCAAACTTCTGCAACAGGAGGTAATGCGCTACTTCACTTTGCCGATTTTATTTTTGATTTCGAGCCTCGCTTTGAAGGAGATGTCATTCTCAAAGACCCAGCTATTAAAAAAGCTGATCCCGTAAAGAATCCCATTATCGGGCATTTTTGCAAAGTGGTTATCAAAAAGAGTCCTAATGAAAAAAGCAAAGTAAAATTCCAATATCCAATTAAATACGGAAGAACTGACGGTCGCTCTGTTTGGCTAGAAAAGGAAATTGTTGATATGCTTATGCGTTGGGAACTTGTAACACGTTCTGGCGCTTGGTATTATGTAGCGGAAGACTTTGCCGCTACCTTGAAAGAAAATGGATTTGAAGCTCCAGAAAAGTTCCAAGGAGAAAATTCTATCTTTGAATTTGTAGAGTCAAATACAAAACTCGTAGCATTCTTGCATAAGTATTTCGTAGATATGATTTCTACAAAATCAAATGAAGTTCAAAACGCTTAATGGCAAAGAGCGTTTGTTAAAAAACGCTAAAAAATACATTATAAATTGGGAAGCTAAATCAAAGAGCAATTTTCAATGGAGGGTAAAGCAATTTTTATTGCCATATTGGAAATATGATGTTGTGTTTGAAGAAATGCGGATCGTTGGTTCTCGACTTTCTTTGGATTTCTACAATGCAAATAAAAAAATTGCAATAGAAGTTCAAGGCAAGCAGCATCAAACTTACAATCCTCATTTTCACGGGAACAACCGTCAAAATTGGCTTCTTCAATTAAAAAGAGATGATTTAAAGCTGAACTTCTGCTTGACAAACGGCATAGAACTGGTAGAAATATACGAAAGCGACATACTGTCGAAAGAATTTTTCGAACGCATCGTTCTATGACTAAAAAAAATAAAGACCAAAAAGAAGAGCCAAAAGATTTTATATTTCCAACAGAATTAGTAGAACAAGTTTATGAAATTTCTGGTAGCGCTGACTCATACAAAGGCGTTATCCTTTGCGTCTGCTCTCCTAAAGGTACACCTCAAATTTATACCAGATTTGATTCTATTGTAACTTCATTAGGTATGAAGACCGCTCTCGGACAATGGCTATCGGACGAAGAAGATAAAATTACAGCAACTGACAACGAATAATGCTTTATTCACTAGAAGTAGAGAAGCAGTTCTTAGCAGGACTGATTCAGTATCCAGAGACTTACTCTGAAATTTGCGATTTCGTTTCGGAATCAGATTTTTATTCCGAAGACACAATCGTTCACAAGACGATTTATCATATTATTCGCAAATGTTTAGAGAGTAATGAGAAGGTCGATGAGATCATCATTGCTCAAAGAATCAAAGAAATCGGCATCTCTTTTAGAGATAATATCGATGTATTTGATTACTTAAGGTCTTTAGCTATCAGAAAGACTAATAAAACTACTGCTATCTCTGCTGCCAAAGAGATCAAAAAGTATTCTATTAGAAGAGCGATACATGAATCTGCTCTTGAAGTGGCCGAGAAGATGAAAAAGATTGCCCCAGACTCTTCTTACCAAAAAATTGTTGAAGAAGCTGATACTACTTTTAATAAGATTATAAACATCTATGAGAATAACGAAGAAAAGCCGATCAACATCTTTGAAGAAATGGAAGCCGTCATTGAAGAGCGCGGCAACAACCCTATTACTGAATTTGGTTTCATGGGGCCATTTCCAACTGTTAATAAGATTTATGGATCTCTTCTTCGTCCCGGCAACATTACTGTTGTCGTGGCACGTTCGGGTGTAGGTAAAACGCTACTAGCCCTCAACTATACCACAAAAGTATCGGCACAGTATGATGTGCCAGTTTTGCATTTTGACAACGGAGAAATGAGCAAGGAAGAAGTTATTATGCGTCAGTGCGCGGCGTTGAGCCATGTTCCGATGCATTTGCTTGAAACTGGTCTTTGGCGCAAAGCTGGCGAAGATGTAGTGCAAAGAGTTCGTTCAACTTGGGATAAGGTAAAGAAGCTTAAATTTTATTATTATAATGTTGGCGGCATGACTACTGATCAAATGCTCAATAATCTTAAGCGTTTTTATTATTCTAAGGTTGGGCGTGGTAATCCTCTTATTTTTAGCTTTGATTATATTAAGCCTTCTGCTGACGCTGATGGTAATAAGCCAGAGTGGCAAGTGATTGGCGATATGTTGAATAAGTTTAAAAAGACCATTCAGCGTGATATCGTGCAAGATCAAAAGCCTATGATTACAATGTTCACTTCAATTCAATCGAATCGAAGTGGCATTACTACAAACCGTAATTCTGACGCAATCAATGATGATGAGGGTATTGTATCAATGTCTGATCGAATTACGCATTATTGCTCTCATATGGCTATTCTGCGGCCCAAGACAGCTGATGAAAGACAAGAAGAGGGGCCAAACTTTGGCTCCCATAAACTTATCTTTGTCAAGAATCGTTTCCTTGGCTCCGATGTTGCTGGAGCAGTCGAATTGGTTAGAATGCCAGACGGCACACTTAAAAAGAATTTTATCAACCTTCAGTTTGAAAACTTTGACATCAAAGAGCGTGGTGATCTTCGCGACATTGTAAATCAAGCAGATACCAACACAACAACATTACAAAATTCTGGTGAAGACGATAATGTCCCAAGTTTCGCTTGATCCAATTGTTCTTAAAAGCTCTCTTGAATCTTTAGGCTATCAGCTTAAAGATTACGGCAGCTATTGGAGAACAAGAGCTTTATATCGTGGGGGTGATAATTCTACTGCATTAAAAATATATAAGAATACTGGAGTATGGACAGATTTTGCAGCTGGAAGCTCAAAAAGCTATCCATTTCAAAGACTTGTAGAACTAACTCTTGATACCAAAGATTCTTATATCGTAAATAAGTATGTAAAATTTGATCCTCAAAATATTATCCATGTACAAAACAAGGAGAAGATTGAGATGGAGAAAATCTACCCAGAGTCTATGCTAGAGAATCTTTTGCCCCATCTTGATTTTTATTCTAAAAAGATGATCAGTAAAGGCACATTGGATTTCTACAAGTGCGGATACGCTACTTCTGGTCAACTCTTCAGAAGAATTGTATTTCCAATCTACAATCAATTCGGTCAAATTCACGGCTTTTCTGGCCGAGCAGTTTTCTGGGAAAAAGACTCTGAGTTCCCAAAGTGGAAGCATATCGGAAAGAGAGCAGATTGGGTTTATCCAGTTAATTTAAAAAGAAATGATATTTACGAAGTAAAGGAAGAGATTGAAAAGCAGCGTTCTGTTATCATCGTAGAGAGCATTGGCGACAGCATGGCTTTGTTTGAGCATGGATATAAGAACAACGTAGTTACTTTTGGCTTGGGTATTTCATCCAAACTTTCTTCCGCTCTTATTGCTTTAGACCCAGATAAAATCATTATTGCTTCAAATAACGATTCTGATGGTGAGACTAATCACGGTCTTATTTCTGCTTGCAAAACATTCCTTCAGCTTTCATCGATTTTTGATTATTCAAAACTACAAATCAAATTGCCGCTTAAAAATGATTTTTTCGACATGCACCTTGCGACATTTGAAGGTGAAAATAATATCTTTGACGAATGGGCTGCAAAAACAATAAACACTGAAGCTCAAATCAAAAAAATTCATGAAACTGCCGTTGCTAACAAATTCCCAGATAGTCTTATTGAGAGGGCCGAAAAGATTCTAAATGACGCAACCTGAGATTAAACATGTTGCATTGTCCGCAAGTCGAATCAAAACACTAGAGAAGTGTAGTTGGTCGTACTGGTGCAACTATATCCTAAAGCTGCCCGAGAAGTCTAATGATGGAGCAAGCAGAGGGAATGTTGTTCACCTTATTCTAGAATGCCTTGCGAAACAAAAAAGAAAATCATACGTTAATACTATTTTAAATACTGGTGACATTTTTACGATCAAGTCTATTAAAAAACTTGCATTAAAACATGCGAGAAAGCTTAAAGTCTCCGACCCAGATAATATTGACCTGATTAAAGAAATGACCTTGACTGCTCTAAAATATGACTTTTGGGGCGATGCGGAAAAGTCTCCCATGCAAGATTTGCAGGAAAGAGACTTTGACATAACAGTAGATAAAAAAGAAAAAAAATACAGGATCAAAGGTTT